AAATGTTCTGACATTTTGGTATATTATACCACAAGGGCGCAGACTTGTCAATGCAAAAAAATACCCTGCCCAAAGATTGGACAGGGTATAGTTTTTGCGAAAGTTTAGGGATTTTACTGTGGTGCAAGCACTGACGGACTAGAAGGTATATTTTCTAAAACCACCGGTTGTGGTAGATAAGTGAGAATTTCATCCCCACCAGTTAAGTTTTGGACTAGCGCTAGTCGCTGTTCGTAAGGTAGTGTTTGTGGGTATAATACTTGTATGTAATCATGTAAGGCTGTTCCAGTTAAGTACTTTCCATCTATAAATGGAGCCATATAATTATATGCTTCTTGTCCTTCAAACTGTATGCCCAAAGTACCCTGTTGAGGGTCGAAACTAACTATTTTATAAATATAAGCCATTGTATTATCCTAACCACATTACAATTCCGCGGAAACCTGCTCCGCCGCCACCACCGTTAACACCTCCGCCACCGCCACTTCCGTAGAAAGTAGCTGCTCCGCCAGCAGCCTGTGTAACAGTATTACTAGAAGCTCCACTTCCACCTCCACTTCCTGCAGCAGGTGCTCCAGGCGTAGCATTGCGGCTTGCTCCGCCACCACCACCGGCTACGTAATATGTGGCATTGGTTGTAACTGAGGTTCCATATCCACCATCTCCACCTTCTCCACCTCCACCAGGAAATCCAGTAGAAGAAGATCCACCACCACCACCTCCACCTTCATTATTACCACTACCGCCACTAAAACCAGCTCCTGAGGCTCCGCCGCTAAAACCTGATCCTGGGTTACCGCCTGCAGCAGATTGAGTGCCACCAGTGTCGCCACTAATTGAACTAGTTCCTCCTGCTGTTGGTGAAGAACCTCCGGAACCTGCTGCTCCAGCCGTAATTGTTAACACTTGTCCTGGAGATACGCTATAAGTAATATCGCGCAGTCTGCCTGCACCGCCTCCGCCTTTAGCAGGAGTAGTTCCTGCAGAACCACCACCTCCACCTCCACCTCCACCAACTAGTACTACTCGTATACTAGTTCTACCTGCTGGTACTGTCCATAATAATGACGTTGCAGTATTGTCATAACTATACCAAATAGGATCTGTTATAGTGACTGCAGGTATTGTAAAACTAAAACTACCTCCAGGAGAGCAAGTAACTGTTACTGTTTCTTGCGCAACGCTTGAAGTAGGGCTAGTAGTTGTTATTGTAATTGAAGTATCTGTTTGCTGGTTACTACCAACAACAAAAGAAGTTGGAGAAACACTTGCTCGTGCTGAGTTGTCTGATACTGTTACAGTAACACCACTAGCATTGTTTGACCTAAGCGTGAATACATGACTACTTCCATTGGCAATGGAAGTAGGAGCATTTAATATTTGATAAGATGCTGCAGCTCTGGAAGTATCGCTAATTGTTACACTTGTAGAGGCTAGCCCATTGTTTAGTGCAATACTAAATGTTTCTGTGCCTTCATCCGTGGACAAATCATTACTAACTGTGTAAGAAAGTACGGAGCCGTTTGATACTGTTCCTGTTAGACTTGCTGAGTTAATATCTGCTGAACTTACTCCACTAATAGTATACCCAAAGCTACCGCTTTGATTAGTAGCAAAAGTTATAGTAAAACTTTGTCCTTCATTAACACTTGCAACACTACGAGTTAATGTATAAGAAGGTGTTGCTGCTACAGAAGTATCATTAATAGTAATGTTGTTACTTTGTGCAACCATTGAACCACTTACACTAGCTTGTATTCTAAAATACTCTTTGCCTTCATTAGTAGAAAGATCATTTCCTACTGAGTAAGTTACACTAACATTTCCTGAACTATTAGTATTTCCTACAGTATAAGATGTTGTATTAAGAGTTACGTCGGAAACACCACTTGTTCCACTAGAAGGTGCTATTACTGAAAATGTTACTGCGGCATTAGCAGCATAACTAAAGTTAAACTGTACAGAGCTAGTTGTGCCTTCATTCATATCAGACACAGCTCCAAAACTATATGATGGCGTAACGTTTGTTAGTATAATATCTTTAAAAGCTTGAATTGTTCCTGTGGCACTACCAGTTCGTAAATGTAGTCGCACAGTTGTATTTGCAGTTACAATTCCTGCTGAATAGTTTATATTAGTACTAAATGTGTCTGAATTTACTATAACAGTACTTGAACTTGGTACCACTAACGCGTTATCTGTTGTTAGATACAATGTAGTGCCATTTACATTGGTTGCACTAACAGTTACCGCATAAGTGTTAGACTCATTCCAATTATCTGCTGCTGCTATTGAGTATCCAATTGTCTTACTAGTATCGTTTACTGTAATGTCATTACTTGTATAAGTAACGCCGTCTACTGTTGCTGTTAATCTAAAACCTTCTGGACCTTCCGTAGTTTGATCTGGTGCTGCTGAATACTGAACATTTATTGAAGTGGCTGCATTGCCAATAACTGTCCAACTACTTGTTAATAAAGTTCCGTCACTTGATCCAGAAATACTTGTACCAGTACTAGGTGCTACTACTGAAAATGTTACAACTTTGCCATCAGCATTTGTAGCATTAAAAGTTGTGAATCCTGTTGAGCCTTCATTTACGTTTCCAGGTGTACTCCAACTGTAACTTGGTGGTGTAAATGTGCTGGTATCATTAACAGTAACGCTAACACTTGGTGCTAAATTATCTAAACTTAGTATAAACGTCTCTGTACCTTCGTTGGTAGATACATCATTTGCAAATGTAAAACTAGCGGTAGCAGTATTGTTGTAAACTACAAAACTACCTGTCATTGCACCAGAACTTAAATCAGCTGCGGTAATTCCTGTAACTGTATACGGAAAATTACTGCCATCTGCAACTAGTGTAGTTGTTAGAGTAACTGTTACACTAGTACCTTCATTTCTTGTTGAAAAATTTGATGATAGTGTGTAAGTAGGGTTACTACCTCCACCTCCACCTCCGGGCGATACGGCTTGATAAAAATCAGCGTTTGCAACAATAACAGATAACTGATTATTATTACCACTAGTAAAAGTTGTTTGTGTTAGTGGCCAGGCATAGTCTTCGTTATAGTATTCTACAATATATAATCTGGTATATAGTGTACTACCTATTCTTTTAAATGCTGTTTGATACAAATATTCTTCGTGAGCAATACTATTTTGAGGACCTTTGTTAATTCTTAAGGCATGAAAATCCGGTAACATAAATATCGGATTAGTGGGCACAGATAAAGCAATAGAAACTGGGGTAGTTCCATAGTTATTTGCATTTGCTCCTGATATAGAAAATGCAAATGTATCTGTAATACTATAAGGCACTAATTGTATTAAATTACTGTCAAAAGTTTTTCTTTGTGGGTTAGCACTATTATACATTCTTAATGCTGGGCCTGTAGAAGCAATATTTTCTAAACCTACAGCATCTACTGCAAATATATACGCTGTAGGTAAGGTATACGTTAAGGCACTGCCAGTAGAATTAGCATAAACATAACAAATAAGGTTACTTTGTGAATATGCAATAGATGTTTCAAAGTTATAGTATACATCATTAGTGCCATTATCAGGCAGAGTCCACATTACTATATAACTACTTCCAACTCCTATAAAAGGTACTGCAGTCGAACTTACATATTCTCGTTTTATATACCCAGGGTGTATAAAACCTGTGGCAGCTTCTGTAAAAGTAGGTGTTGTATTAAACTCTATTTTTTGTACAAATGTAGGGTTAAAGTACTCGCTATCAACCAACAGCTCTGAATCATCATTTATTATTCTTAGACCATAGGTCATAGGTATCCTTACTTAACAAAAATATACAAAACTGTGTCGTCATAATAAAAACTAGCACTAGTAACACCAATTGCTGAATTTTCTGTAAAAGTTATTCTTGGAATATTGTTGACTACTCCAACAAACCATATATGTCCACCTGGCCTAAGTTGCATAGGCCTAATACTTCTGCCTGTATATTGTGGGAATTCTACAACTGTTTGTAGTCCTGCAGTCCCACTTTTGGATATAGTATATGCTTGTCCAAAAACTCCACTTTTGGTGGAGTTTTGTAACACAACAGTAGTTCCGTCACTTTTATAGGTTTTTAATCCATAAGTTGCCATTAAATACTTCCTAGTCTAACGCGTAGTTTACTGTCATTGTAAATAGATATTCCACTGCCATCAATTAGTATACCGCTGGTAGTATTGCCAAATACTGTGATAGTACCTGTAACAGTTAAATTACCCGTGTTTGCGGAAATTGCTTGTAAGTTACCCACTTTAAGAGAACTTAAATAAGGAATACCAATCCAATTAGTAGTATTAGTTGCAGGATTGTATAGCCCGTCTACTTGATACAAAAATTGACCTTCTGATAATGAAGCAGGAGAATTAGTTTGCCAAGTAACTCCTGCAAACCAAGATCCTGTTGCAGGTACTGTATCTCCTGTTTCTGTTTTATTAGCTGGAGTTCCTGCAGGAGTTGTTGTTGTAACGGCATAAGCTACGCGTGCACTAATACCTTGACTGCCTGTACCTGAAGACCCAGCAGCTCCTTGAGGTCCTTGAGGTCCTGTAGCTCCTGTAGCTCCTGTAGCTCCTGTAGCTCCTGTAGCTCCTGTAGCCCCGTTAGTACCATTAGTAGCATAATAGCTTTGAGCTATTACAGATGATGTAGTCCAGTTAACGTTAGTAGTGGTACTAGTAGCTGCGTCTGTTAAACTAACTGTTGCGGCCCATAAAGTTTGACCCTGTAGCCCGCTAGTTGAAGCTGGTGGGGATAGTGTCCATGTTGGGTCACTTGGTGCGGTTAGTGTAGAAGTTGCCCAAGTATAAGTACTAGATCCTGTTGGAGGACTAGGAATAGTTATTGCTGGTTTATACACCCTAACAGTTACTGCGTTAACACCTGCGACTCCAGTAGATCCTGTAGCGCCAAAAGCTCCATTTTGACTAATAGATCCGACAACTGCACCTGAGGTCCAATCTATTGTTGTAGTAGTAGCGCTAGCTAATGCACTAATAGGTTTTGTAGCTGTCCACAGTTTAAGTAGTGCTGTGCCAGGATTTGTTGGCACAGTTGTTGACCAACCATCAGATCCAGTGTATCCAGAGTTAGCTCCAGTTGTCCATGTATAGGTACTAGATCCAGTTGGAGTATTGGCTGTTGTAGCCCATTGATATAAATACGCGGTAGCATATTTAGGAGGACTAGCTGCTTCATTAACAATAGCCATTACTATTGTTTTAACAATGGGTGTGATTATACCTACGCCAGTAACACTTAATGTTACTGATACTGAGGTAGCACTTAGTGCTGGTGTTACAGTTGTAGATGCAGTATTGCTAGAAGAAAGTGTTCCTCCAGTAATTGTCCAAGCATAAACAGGTGTAGTAATACCATTTAATACTGCTGCTAGTCCAGCTGTTGCTGGCGTAAATGCAGTACCTGCACTATTTTTTACAAAAGCACTATATCCAGAAATGTCCACAGTTTGAGCAGAGGCTACAATAGGTACACCACTTAATTCACTAGAATATGTAATCTGTGCTTCATCAATTTCGCTGATAAATGCATATCTTACATAATAAGTAGTACCAGGGGTTAAGTTTGGTATAATAATAGACAGACTTAATCCGTCAAATACTTTGTTGGCATCTGACGGAGTAAATCCTGCTGTTGTGGAAGACCAGACTTTTACTTTGATCAAATCATCGCGAATATCTGATGTTCTAATAGTGTCGTAAGGTGTGTCTAGTTTTAATATTAAGGAATTAACGCCTGCGGATAAAGTTCCTGCCATAATTATCCTTTAAACAATTGTTTTGATTAATATAGACGCCAATGCACTAGTGTCGCCATAGCTGTCGTGAATATCTACAGTTCTGCAAGCTACTCTGTAGTTTATTCCTGCTTCTGATAGTCGTGGACTTGTAAACTCTAACAAGTTTTGTCGGGTTGCACCTGTTGACTTTACAACTTTAATGTTGTTGGTAGAGTCTGGTGTCAAGTTCCAGAAATCGCCAATACCAGTATCACGATAAATTCTATACTCATAGTGTTTAAATAGTGCTGGATTAACTGGAGTGTTAGAAACAGCTTTCATATCTAAAAAGTGAGTATTTAAATCTATTTCAAGACTATCTACAGTTGCGTAAGCCTTAAACTGCCCTACAGTATGTGTAGTTTCACTAGTCCAAGGACCTGTTCTACCATCTGTTGCTACATATCTTAATTTTATTTTATATACTTGGCCTTTTTCTACATCTGCATTAGTAAAACTGTTTCGTAAATCTTGTCCAGGCAGTGTAATTTGAGACTCAAATGTTAGCAATTCACTTAATGTTTCGTAATCAGTAAATATATTGTATGTATCTGTTACGCCATAGTCTACCATCGTTAAAGTAGCAGATTTATTTGATGACGGCTCAATACTAAGTACAAGTAAATCTTGCGCTTCTTGATGATACTCACCAAACATATACAAGTCACCGGCATTTACTTCAGTGATTGTTGCACTAGTAGCTAACTTGACTGTAGTATGGTATCCAGTACTCATACCTGTTTTATCAAGTGTGCGTTCTACTGTAGCACCTAATGCAGATCTAAAACGAATAGTATAATTTTTGGTAACGTCAATATATACTTGTTCGTCTAGCACAAATTCCGTGCTGCTAACACGTTGATTAACGCGTCCGCTGCCTGTGCCCCACATAGGTACATCATGCATTACTTTTACACGATCGCCTCGATTACAGACTAGATATTCAATATCTGAATTTAGTCTGTAAACTTCTGGTCGCAGCTTTGCTTGCGCAAAATGCCAACGAGCATGATCTATCACAGAAGATTTTTTAGTAACTCCAGGCAACTGTATACTTTCAAAAAGTTCTGCATTACCTGAATCTTTTCCACTATTGTAAATAATTACTTCTGCTTCTTGATAGTCTTGATCTTCGTCTATGTACGTAACTCGTAAACCATCTGGCATTTTTGCTAAAGCTTTTGTAGATTCAAAACCCCAACTATTGTGTGGAGTAAAGTGTTGCACAATATTTGACTTTGGTTCGTCAATTACCACAGACCATTTGCCGTCTATCATTGCAGGACTTGCTCGCCCAGCGGCACAAATATCTCGCAATACTTCTAGTATACTACGCTGTGATCCAACTATGCTATTAAATTCGAATCCATTTGTAACACAATAATTATGCCAATATTGAATTTGAGTTAAGTTTATCTTACTGGCAACGTCTGCTTCTTTTACTCGTTGTGGGTTAGCTGGATGCTTTAACACATGCAAAAATAAATCTGCAGGATTATTGGTTGCCATTGTGGTCCAGGTTGTACCGTTCCATGAAGGTGCCCATGTTTGAACAATAGCATTAATTCCTTCAATCTGACCATTTAATTGTTCATTGGCTTTGATCTTTAGTGCTGTGCCTGCAAGTGTGCAGTTAATAGGCTCTTTGATTGGCGAACTGTTACGTAAGAAAACAGTTTGTAACAACACTACTTGTCCATATATCTGTGCTTTAGCATATCCATTAGCTTCTTTTGTCCACTCAAGGTCAGCACCAGTTTTTCTACGAACTCGTACCTGAACTTGGTTTAAAGAGTTCAAATTATAGTAAGTTTTATTAACAGTAAAGGCATCTTTTTTAACAGTGCCATCACCTAATGCAAAATCTTGCCAGGTTGTCCAAGGACCAGTTCCGTCTTTGACTTGAATTTCAATGCGTACCCATACAGATTCTTCTTTACCAGCCTCCTTGCCTTCGGAAAAAATTCTGCGTAAACCTTGTGGCAGGTGTAATGAAACTGTAAATTGACTAATAGGAACAATGGCTCCGCTGGAATCATATACAGGCGCACCACTAGATGCGGCTACAAACGGGCCAAAAGTAGCTTCTGTTAACTCAGCGTTATATTGTCCAGGACAAGTTAGTGTACTATTACTAGGAACTACGTCTACATCTTTTCCATAAATAGCAGTAAAGTCAAGTAACTGTTGTGCTGTTGGTGCAATTTTACGATCTAAAGTAACTGGAGGGACTGGTAAAGTGTATTCACTTATGGAAATATTACCAATTTTAAGTGTACTAGCATCAATGTTTAGCGGGCCGTATCCCCACAATAAAAGCATTGACAGATAGCTTTCAGTATCATTCTCATAGGTAAGATAGTTAACGGCGCCAAGCGGAGGAGTTATCTTTACTTTTCCTAAGATTACAGGAATGGCTTCGTAAGGACGCAATTGGTTTGCACCACCGTTAACCATATACTGCTGAATGTTTGTTCCAGGTGTATTAATATCTGGCGGACGGATTGGTGAAATTGCATTAATAAGTGCTCCGCCAACCATCATAACACCAGTTGAAATAGCAGTATAAGCAAGAGGACTGGCTGCAGCAAAAGCAGCTGCAGTTGTTCCTGCAGTTGTAGCTCCCATAGCAATACCTACCTGGGTAGTAAGCCAGGGCGCAGCAGCCACTAACGCTAGTGTAAGTACTAAACGAAGTGTGTTGCCTTTGCCAGGAACAGCACGATATTCAACACGATCTGTGTCTTTTAGTGCGGTTGTAGACCACTTGCTAGAATCTACAACAATGCCATTTACCATGATAGTAATTTTACTGACTAACTCTTCGGCGATCTTATACTCAAACTTAATCCAATTAGCCAGCTTATCAAGAGTTGTACCTGGTAAAATAGGTACAGTAAATCGTTCAGTACGTAGTGGATGTGGTACTACATTTAAAATTGCACTTTTATTTTCACTGTACTTGTAAAACCCTGTGATGCGATTACGCCAACTCACAGAGTCAAAAGATTCGATTGCGCTAGTGTATTTGTCACGCGCATGCAAAAAGTGGGTGTTACTAACAGCAACACCCATATGTGATTCTACACCAAGAATATTAAATAATACAATGCAACCTTCTGTAGGTTCTTCAATCTGTTCCCAGCCTTCTTTGTACTGAGCAAACAGATCTCTCATACGTTCACTATCATCAGCTTCATAATCAGTGCTAAAACTAGGTAGATCAATATTGTACTCTTGTTTGTAAACAAGACGCACTAATCCCCAGCAATCAATGCCGTTTGTATCCCTACCTTTATCTAGGAAAGGTATGCCTATGTATTTATTTTGCCACATTAGAACATTCCTGGAAAATATGCTGGTGTAAACGAGTGCATTGGGAACGGTTCACGTTCGTAATCTATCATTGATAGGTCTGCAGTTACTGAGTCAGCATTGTAAGAAAAATTACTGATATAGAAACCAGCAAAACTAGCTTCTACTGTATCTGGAGTTTTGGATAGTACCAGTTCCATTTTTACACTAGGCGGACCTACAATAGTTCGTACGATAGGTATTACATAACGTGTAACATCACGTAGGATAATTGAACAACGAGGAGCTTGTGCTTCTTCTTCAGTTGGAAGTGAAATTTCCATAGGCAAGAAAATAAAATCTTGGCTACGGCTAGTTACACCATAAACAACTTCGTCTGCAGTTTCACTGATACGTTTTGTAAATCCATCCGACAATCGTGCAACTACTGTGCTTGGATTAATTGGATCATAAATTGTTAACAAGAAAAGCAAGTCGCTGTCTGCTTCTGGCGAAAAAATCGCACGAATTGCATCTGGCGACATTGTAGTTAGTCTGCTCATGGTAGTATCTCTAGTTTTAAGGATATGTTCCAATATCCAGGAGCTAAATATGCTGTTTTAAATAGTTCGCCATCGCCTTGTGGCACTATGCGTGTTTCTACTGTGGTAGCTTTTCTGGGATGTAAGAAGCCAAATCTAGCAGTGCCACGAAGTGTATTTACAATCCATGTTTCTAAGGTACTTACTTGTGCAGTTGTCATAACAAACGAAACTTGCAGTTCGTCGGGCCTGCGTCCACGATACCGTTCTTTGGCAGGACCTGCATCCATAGGAGTCCTTATAATTAAGGCTCCTATAGATTCAGTAAATCCTTTTTGTGGGCTTTGTGGAAGTGTTGCTGGCCATGTGTACGTATATGCCATAATTATCTCCTAATTAACTGAGGCTGTAGTCCAAAAGTTCCACGAATAGCTTTTTGTGAAGCACTACCGTTGCGGGCAATTTCACCAGCTGTCATGTCACCGATCATAACCTCAATCTTACGATTACCACGGCTATCAACAGTTTCACGAGTCTCTGCTTGTGCAGTAGAATAGTTATTAACAACTACATCAACGTTTCCACCGCCACCGCCTGCACGAACTCCCAAGTTACCATTGCTATCACGCTTTAGTGGCATAATAGCTTCAGGACCTGCTTCGCCCATTAGTCCAGTACCTTTAGCAAACTTGAATAGTGTTGGAGAACTTACAATTGAATTAGTAAACATTCCACCTTTGCCAAACTGTGTTAAGCCAGCATCATAAACTCCACCTTTAGCTTGTACTAAAAGATTGTTTCCTACGTTAATGCCGTCAGGACTTGCACCTATCCCAGTAGGATTAGCAAAGATACTAGCAACAAAATTCATTAAACCAGGCCTAGCGGCTGAATATAGTGTCATAGCTTGTTGTTGCATTTCGTAACGAATTAGGCCTTCGATCATGGAATCAATCATGCCTTTGAAATTTAGTTTACCAGTTTTAGTAAACTCAATAACGGCGTCGGCCATGCCTTCAAAGCTTTTCTTAAATATTTCGCCATAAGCAACTTGACGATTTGTTAAACTTTCTGTTAAGGCTTTAGATTTTTCTTGGGCTTCAAATACTTTATTAACACCATCAACTTCAGCTAAATAAGCTTTAGAAGCTGCTTCCGCCTTAGCATTAATAGAAGCAATATCACCTGCGTTCTTAGGGTCAAGTAATTGTTTGGCTAAATCTAGTCGTGTTGCAATCAAATTATTTTGCAATTGCTCAAGTTTAATATCGCGTTGTTTAACACGATTCATTTGCTCAATGGTTATAAGCTGATCTCGATAGTTTTCTGCAGTAATTATACCAAGCTCAGCTTGAGTTTGCAAGATTTCTTTTTGTATACCAACTAA